CATATTTAGAATCGAACTTGAACCACTCCAGAGGTAGGATATAGTTGAACTCGTTTTCGCTGGGGTAGTTGTACATGACCGATGTCAGGCTGATAAGTGGACGCTGACGGAGTTGGATGAAACTCCAGTTGTCGCCTTGGAACATCGCCGGATCATAGTCATAGGCGGGGTCGATATCCCACGGCATACCGTTCAATGCCGATATCTGATCGCTTGTCGGCGGCTTCGGGAAGAACGCCGTCGGCACGAACTTAACCCGCAGGCGGCGACTGGCATCTGCCTCTGCCGCGACAACGCGCTCCCAAATATAGTCATCGGTTACCGTGAGGTTCGGCAGGATACTCAATGCCAGCAAGTACAGATTTTCAGCGCGAATATCCGAGACGATGAAATCTTCACGAACAGATCAGACCGTTCTGGTGCCGAATTAGCTACCTCGACATCAAGTTTGAATCGGTATGGCTTCCCGTTGACCACTATCACCAACATGCACACAGGGGGCACGGCTACTTCAGTTTGTGGTGCTGTCAGCGTAACGGCGACCAAACCAGCAGCCCAATTCGATCCAGTATCGGTAGAGTTGCAGGTTATCGCTGGCGTGAACAGCGCGGACCCAGTCGCGACATCAAACAATTGTGCCGTAACGGTAGCCCCCAATGCAATAGGCGTCGCGATTCCATTGGTTAGCAACGTAACCGGAACAGTAACGGCTTGGTCGACAATAATCGTAGTCATAGCACTCAATAAAAAATCCGCTGCGGGAATCACCCCGGCCAGCGGATTGTGTCAGCCGGGAGGCGTGGCTTAATACGAGGTACGATTTTCCTGCGTCAAAACAGGTACCAATTGCATATTACCAATCGCATCGAAATATAATGTCGTCACACTGCCTGCGTCGAGATCAGTCGTGCCTGCGGTAAAGTTTACGCCGGTTGCGTTGGACACGACGATGAACCCAATCAAGGCATTGTAAACAGGTTGTTGCGCACCGATTGGTGCGGGAGCAGTAGCTGCCAACAACGAGACCAAGTTAGCGATGGCAGCGGCAACGGTGGCGCCTGGTGTAGCCATGGCTGATGCACTAAGCGTTCCCGATTGGTTCACAAAGAACGCCCATGCCGCACTGTCACCAGTTGGCAACGTCCCTGCAATGGCGGCCATGTTCGTACCAGCCGCCACATAGACGACCGTTCCGTCAACCATCGCCACGATAGCGGAACCAGCCTTAGCCAGCGGTGAACTACCGGCACTAATGACCAGACCAGCCTTGGTGAACATGCCGGTATTTTTCAAATTAATCAAATCGCCAACGCAATCGCCAAGCTTTGCCGAGTTCATTGCCGGCGACGACTTATTGACTTGTTCCTGCTTTGAACCCTGCGGTGCTTTGCTCATTTCATTCTCTCTAAAAAATGGCCGGAGGCCGGTTATTCTGTTTCGCTGTCGTCGCCATCAGATGCCGAGTTCGACGCACTCTGCAGCGTCAGTGTTCTTTGCTTTTCAGCGAATTCTCTGGCTTCAACAACTTTTTTGATCTCAGCGGCAAGGCGTTGCGCTTTCCAGCGCGAGTCAACCTTGATACCGAGGTCTTCGGCTTGGACTGTCAGCGCAAGTATTTCGCTGTCGGGACCGTCGGCCAACGCAAACCCTGTGATTGACGTAAATCGCTTTGCCTTTTCTTCCGAGACATCGGCAGAAATCACATGCTCTCCATGCCGCTCGAAGGCAACGCCATCAATCAAAGTGGATGCGTATTTTAACTTGCAAATTACTCGTGGCATGATCAATTACTCAAGTGGTTGAGATACCCCGGCCGAAACCGGGGTCCAAGCGCATTGGAACGATTACTCGTTCGTGAATGGCCGCCAGGTGGCCTTGCTTGGCAAAATGTTTTTGATATAGCCATGGTGTTTCGGCTTTGTCATACGCAGATAACCAAACAGGAACTGGAACCACGAGATAACCGGCACGCCGCCGACACCGAAAGGCAAAGGAATCTTTGTCATCGGTTGGAATTGACGCCAGCCGATCGCGTCAGCGGCTTGGCCCATGTTCAACAACGGCACCTGGAACGTTCCCGGGATATCGGCGTTTTCGTCGGTATAGGTGGTGGTCGCTCCCGCGCATGGAATGACCTTGAACATGCGCAGAGTCGAGGACGTGTTTGGACCATTCTGATACGAACGATACAACACGTATCCGCTTTCGGTAGCAGCAGCCGAGCGCGTAATGGTCAAGACAGCATTGTCGCCAGCGGCAACGGTAGTCTGGATGCTTTTCACGCAAGCGCTGTAGCCTTTGCCGGTGGCATCGATTGCTGCAACTGCCCAGTAGTAGAGACCGGCACGGCTGGCATTGAAGGTGCTCGACGGGTCCGAGTTGACCGCAACAGTCAAGCCAAGCGGAAGGATAGCGGCGTTGGCGGTAGCGGCAGCGGTATAGTTAGGATCTGTTGCGCCGTCCCAGGGAACGATCATCGGATTCAGTTCGTCGTTCAAGAACGTATCCATGTGCGTTTTCATCGGGCCATGAGTCAAGCGAATCGCTTCGACGTGGCCGCCGATCATCGGCGTATTCGAACCCTGCGGCATCCAACGATAGGCTGGGTCCAGATCCGTGTTCAGATCGAGTTGGATTGTCTGCGGCAAGAATGCGTCTGTGCTTTTACCCCAGCTACCGTACCCTGAAACATTGGCGTTGATGGCAGAGAACGGAAGCACGCTATTCAATTTCGTGCCCTGCATGTCGTAGATGTTCCCGCTCGACATCTGACCGGCGGCGATTTGAGCGTCGATCTGCGCAAAAATACCATCGAATTGAACCGGACACGCAGCGGCATTGCCGTGGAAAAGCATGTATTCGGCATCGGTCAGCAGTTGCAGAGCGCCGTTGCGTTCTTCGACGGCCGTGGCTTCGATGATATTTTTGCCGATGTTCAAGACGTATCCGACTTGACGCAAAGACATCAGGAATTTGACCAAGCCGACTTCACGAGCGTATGCGCCTTGAGCTGCTTGCACGACACCCATTTGCGAGTTCGCGGAGCCGCCCAGGACACCGCCGACGCCAGTCTGACGCACGTATTCGTCAACGATGTTCGTTGCGTTGGTACTTTGCAACATATTGAACAACGTAAAGTTCTCGTTTTCCTGGATAACGGTCTTCATGGCCGTATCGAGAGATTGAACGCCCAACGAGCCGCCGCCAGTCAGGGTCGCGACGTCAGTTTGGTAGTTGCTCGCCTGGAGGGCTTTTTGCAAGTCCTCGAATTGAGAAAGGGCACCGCTCGTCGAGCCGCCCAAAACAGGGTTAGCACCGCCTGGCACAACCCCCGCATATTGATTAAAAATTCCAGCCATTTTGAATTCCTCTTAAGTTGACGGGTTTGTGGGGTGGGTTATGCCAAGACCTTGGTAACCAGGGACTGATCGATCAAGTTGGCCTGATTGCTGCGCAACGCGACGTCAATGAATGTCAAGTCTTTGCCGGTGATTTTCCCGGCTTCGAACAAAGTCGTGGCCTTTGCCAAAAATGTGGTGCCATCGACTTCATTCGCAGCGGGGTTGGATTTCGCCAGCGTCTGCGATGCCGTTTCGTGGATATTCACCAGCGTCTTGCGACCAGCGCCTTGACTGCCGATTTTTTGCACGTCGGATTGCAGCGATTTGATGAGTGCGGCCTGCTGCGTGATGATCTCGCCCTGTTTCTTGACGAGGCCGACGGTAGCGGACAGCGCTTTCGCGATCACGTCTTCCGTGTCATCGATGCGACCGATCAACGACTTCACCAGCGCGGTACCGTCTTCGGCAGGAACTTCCACGCCGTTGATTGTGACCATCAACGACTTCATGATGGGGTTGCCGTCTTCGTCTAATTCTTCGCCTTCTTTTTTCTTTCCTTCGGTTTTGTCGCCTTCGACATTACCGCCATCTTTATTTCCGCCCACTTCACCAGTGCCACCCGCAGCGGCAGCAATAGCTTTATCGCCCCCGTCTGCCGGCAGTGCCTTGGTCATGGTGTCAAGTTCGCCTAACAGTGCCTCGAAGGCACCAACTTGCTTTTCGCTC